CGATATCCTCAATCTCTTTGCACAGCATCGCACGAAGAGACTCCATTGTTTTCTTTTCCATTGATATACCTCCTATGCGATTCTATTGATTACTAGGTTTGAATTGATTACGCTAGTCACAGGAGCCGGTGTACCAGCAGGGTCATCTACTAATCCGCTAACCGCTCTTACACTAACGCTAAAGCAACAACCTCTTGGAACGGTAACAATTGCAGTGCTTGTTACATTATTATATTCTTCCACCGCAGCCGGTGTGACTATTGCGCGAGACGTTGGGCGAGCCTCACCATTAACTGCAATAGCCACAGCGATTGGTCCTACGGTTCCACCTTCTGGAATAGCTATGTTTCCGTTAAAGGTAACTTGATAACGAGCAAAGCAATTGGTAGTATTACCGGTAAGAATAAAAATTCCTGTCTCATCTTCGTGAATTACGTTTCCACGATTGCAAGGAATAGAAGCTGAAAAAAGTATTGGCGCGTTCAGGTCTACGTTCTGAACCGCATTAGCTAAATATTCTGCCATAATACTACCTCCCTAATTAAAATGCGCAACCGCAACCGCAACCGCAACTAGAAGTTACAGCGTTGCAACCACATCCATTAGGGTTCTGAACGATGTAGGCTGGACGTGGAACTGGAGCAAGATATTGCTCAAGTGCGTTAGTCTGTGCATCGTTGTTTGCAAGAATCTGAGCGGTTTGTGCACTCTGTGAAGCAGCGAGGTTAGCCATTGTAAGCTGTCTTTCAAGGTCTGCGATTCTTTCATTCTTAGCATCAATTTTGTCGTTGCACATCTGGTCAAGAATTCTTTGAATTCCACTGTTCTGATTAGCAAGAATATCTCTTACACCATCAGAAAGGGCTGTTCTGTCAGCGCAGTTTTCAGTTGCGATTGTATATTTCAAATCTGCGCTTGCAAGTCTGTTTTCGCAGCAGCAATCAGCGAATTGTGACTGAAGTCCATAAACCTGCTGCATATTAGCCATTTGACGTGCATTATTAGCGATTTCAGCTTGTGCAAAGCCATTAGAAATTGCATTGTTAACTCCTGCGAAGCCGTTACAGAGTGAAGTTGCAGTATCTACAAAGCCGTTTGTAACTGCGCTCTGAATTCCGCTAAGTCCACCCATGACTGCGCTTTGGTCGAAGCCTCTTTGTACGTCGGAAACTACGTATGGAGCGCCGTAGCCATTTCCGCCGTTGCCTCCCCAACCGTTTCCTCCCCAGTTGCCGTTGAAAGCAAAAAGAAAGAGAACAAGGAGCCACCAAGCACCATCTCCGCCCCAGCCATTGCCGAAGCCCCCATTGTTTCCTGTTACTGCTGCAACATCAGCAGCACTTAATCCACTACCATCAGTAAGTGACATTTGTCTACCTCCTAAAAATTTAAATTATTTAGATTGTAGACACATAGACTCAATTTTATTTTATAAGTTGACGAAGTTGATTTGCAGCTTGAGCTAATTGTTCAAACTGCGCTTGACTCATCTGTCCATTCTGAAGCATTTGTTTTACTCGCGCTTCAGGATTTCCCGTAAAAGTTTGACGAAACTGGTTAAACTGGTTTATAAAATTACCCATTTGTCCCATTGGGTTTTGATTGAAGTCGTTAAATAAGGAATTGTTCATTTTTCTGTTCCTCCTTTTGAGGTTTAGTTTGTTTTAACTCGGCAAGTGCTTTCTCAAACTCTTCGTGCGTGACATACGTACTCTGCGCGCCAGTGACTTCTGAATCGGTTGCAACCTTATTAACCTCCTTATATTCGAAAATACGTAGAGGAAGTGGCATGCCAGAGTTGTCGCAAGACTTGACGTAGAATACATTAGTTTCACTGTCCATTAGTAGGGCTTTCTGTCCAGGTTGAACTGGTACAGAACGCGCTCCCGCTTCGCCTTGTACCCAGCTGATTGCGCCGGCTTGGGTCTGCGCCGGAGTGGGCTGAGCCCATGTCTGTGCAGGGGTAGCACCGGCGCCGTATGTGTAAGGCGTAGTCGTATATGTCTGTGGAAAATAATTGTTATATGCGGCCATTTGACTCATCTCCTTTCAAAATAGTATATAGGGATTTCATTACCTGAATTCCATGAATCGTAGTAGTTTCCATTCACAACACAGACTACATGCTCGCCAGTTCCAACTACATATGTACCAACTGGATGGTCGTAGCAGAAATCTTTGATTGTATAACAGGCCGGACATGTGTCTGGTAATTGATATTTTTTGAATCCATTAATTTTTAATAGTTCTGCCCATACTCGATTAGATGAAGGCATATCACCCATATCAAAGCCAAGTTGCGCGAGTAAGTCATAGGTCTGTTCCCATGAAATATTCAATGCACAAGATATGGCGCGAATGGTACAGTCACCGACAGATAAACCGAATGGGTTTGGATTATAGTAGACAAACATAGAAACCTCCTTTGTCTGGACTTATAGGGACAGGCACATCCCATCCCTATAAGCCGTAGGTTGAGTCTAGTGCCTACTTAACGTATTATGAGTCGAAGTGTTGGTCAGTTTAAAAATATGTTTAACTCTTTGACTCATATACAAGTGGGTTTTTGTGAATGGGGTTCAACTTTTTTGGGAATAAGTTGAACCTAAAATTTTCAGGGCAATAAAAAAATGAGTACCGAAGTACTCATTTTAAAATTTAGTTATTAAATTATTTCCATTTACCTATAGCGAATAAGGATATTGATAAACTCTGAGACCCATTAACCGAACTTTGCACATAATAATTAACTTTTTCGGCTGTAATCATACTAATATTAATGGACACTAATGTATTGCTTGGCGTGGATCCAGTTCCTTGAAGTCTATTGGCAAGTGCTGTTGGGGGTGCTATAAAAAGGCCAGATGGAAAATCTCTAGCTTCAGATGTGTAATATGCATATCCAGATTGAGCTGTCATGGAATAAGTTTGAGCAGGAGTTATCCCCCAACATATTGCTGTACCATCGGCATATTTCTTAACATTCCATATATTTTCCGTATATCTCTTATAGCAACACCCTAATATCTTATCAATTAGTTTCTTCAGATTCATCTGGAGTTACCTCCTCTGGTTCATGTTCAAAACTTCCTCTATCTATGTATTCACCATTCTCATTCATGACTACAGCAGTATGCTTTTTTAGTGTTGATACTGCCGCAGATGCAAGAATGCTGTGAAATGTACTAAGAGCTTCGTTAAGATCAGTCTTGGCATACACAAGATTGCCTGCGGTTTCATCCTGATTAACTTGTATTTCAATAATAAAATAAGTCATTTGAGCCTCCTTTAACTTGTTACATTACTTAACCAATCTAAATTGGTTAGTGCGGTTTTTATTTCAGCGTCAATACCACTTGCAGTATTGAGATCAAGCGAAATCCATAAATCTGGCACTAACAATTTCTTACCTGTCACTGCTGGAATCATAAGTCCCATTGCTGATCCATCACCAAGAATATCAATCGGAAATATCGCAGCAGGAACAACCATAGAGAAAGAAGTACCACTAGTGTCATGTGAATCATACAATAATACACTCACTGTATGCGAGGTATTTTCGGTATATGTGCCATAAGCATTATTAAATGAACCTGTAGCACTTAGTGTACCGCTATATACTTGTGTGTCGTCAATCTTTATGACACAGGTTGGCTGAATATAACTGGCCCCTTCATCTGAGGTACCTCCGTTGTACGTAAATTTGACACGTATATAATTACCATCATTTGATATATCTTGGTCTGATGCGCTATCGACTCTATATGCATCAGAACTTGCAACCGTAGGCTTCCAATAATCCAGATGCCATTGAGCGTACAATGTTGCACCAGTATTTTCGGAATATGTTCCACCAAGAGGATAAGATGTTCCGTTTCCATCTGCTTTGGTGTTCCAACCAGTCAACGAATGATTAACCCATGTAAAACCGTCAGACGCAAGAGTTAAGTTTATGCCATGATATTTCGTCTGCGAATTTACAGTTCCACTACCACCATTGGCATTATATGCGACAGTCCAACTTGGAAGAGCTGGGATGGTGATGGTTGCTGTAGCAGTCGACGAACTCAGACGATAGTCACAAGTTTCAGATATACTAATGTTGAACGCACTAGTTGTTCTATTCCATGAATACGCAATCTGTGTAGCGTGTGTTGTTGTCTGGTTCGTACCTGATATTGTAAAGTGACCAGGATTAAAACCATCATACTCTGCGTGTATGTTAATAGTAACTTTGGTATCATAAGTAGTAACAAGATAACGCATTTTGGCTCGAAAACGTTTACCACCAGTAGTACTACCAGGCTCCGCATCCACATATGGGCCATATGCAGTTTCCATTCAACCTCACCTCCTATTCAGCTAACATAAGTGTTAATCTACCATTTCTATTTGACCAAATAAAGTTAGCTATTTTCATTTCCTGTGTTACCTCAGATTTTGTGATAAACAACTTTTGGTTAGTCAAATATGCTACAGAATTACCATTCTCTTGAAATATCATTCTATCGCCTGTAATAACTACAGAGAACTGACCTTGAGTAATAACAAGGCCTTGATTATTGATTTTAACATAACCGTTTTCACCAAGATACTTCCTAACAAACGTATCTATAGCGTTAAGGTCTGTTCTGGCGGCAGTCTTCGCAAGGTCTGTCTGAATAGCCGCTACTTCATTATCTGTATTATTTATTCTTTCGTAAATGCTGTCTGATGTAGAAGCTAAGGCTTCTGCCGCTGAGTTAGCAACATCCTCGATGCTGGCATCAGTGTCTTCTGGAGCAGGAGTCCAATCGGTGGCTTTGTTGCCGAGCTCAAGCTTTGGTTTACGTAATTCAACACTTCCAGCATTACGGTAGATACTCAATGACCCAGTACCAACAGTTGCGGATGAGAACGTGTGCGAATATCTTTTCCATTCTGTACTAAGCGTAAATGTTTCTGATGCAACTCCTCCACAACCCACAGGAGTAATGTGAATTGCACCTGTGGCGGATGTTCTTGCTTCAACGGAAACCGTGTACACCGTGTTTGCTGTCCACGTCCAATAACCATTAGCTGGTAATTGATAAATTCGAGCATTATTAACATCATTTAATTTCGCGATACCATCTTCTATAGTCCCCGACTCGACAGTCCAACAATTATCCGTTGATAATGAGTCAGATAGCTTGAGCAAATTCCTTCCACCAATCTTAATCGCATTATTACTAATTAATCCATTCGTATCACTAATTGTAGCTCCCGAATCAACTGTTAATTTCGAAACCGTAACATCTCCTGCAATTTTCGCACCACTGGCATAAAGTACTCCACTTGTAGTAACTCCAAAATCAGTTCCTGCACTTAACATCCAAGTATTAGTTCCACTACTACCAGCAATTGAATTACTTGAACTTTTACCAGTTGATATAACTAATGCTGTACTAGAAGCTCCCGGTGTGGCATTGTTTTTATATAAAGATGTAGTGTTAAAAGTCCAACCAGCAATTGAACCACTTTTTGCAGTTAAGTATCCAGTAGGTGAAACAGAAAAAACTCCTTTACCTAAACCAATACCAGTTGTACCTAAGAAAATACCATCGTTAGTTGTTTCATTATATGAGGTTTTTTTATCTCTTAAAGAAGTATCTAAAGTAAAATTACCAATTTTTCCGCTTGTAGCATACAGCGCACCACCTTTAGTAACTCCATAAGTAGTGCCTGCAGTAAAGGCCCATCCACTAATAGATCCCGAACCACCAATATTGGCGGAACTCGAAGTTCCCGTACTCATCCAAACGGAATTTGCAGCGCCAAGCGTACCATTATAAAGATCGGTAGAACCAATAGTGAATCCTCCAATTTTTCCACTACTAGAAACAATTACTCCACTAAAATATCCATTATCTGTATAAATTCCCCAGCCAGTTGGTGAAGTACCATTAATTGTTGGTAATCCTGCTAAATGACCAATTCTAACAGTAGGATTTGCCGCAACTCCTCCATAAATTTCAATCATTGAATTGGCGTTAGTCCCCATAGAACTCATCTGAATTCCAATAGGAAAACTACCCATTTTGTATAAGCTAATTTTCCCATCACTAAAAGCAGCGTTAGAAATATTGGCTCCATTTAGCGTCCAAAGCTCATCCAAAACTGCAGGAGTAGTATTACCTTGCCCATCAGTCACTCCAGTAATTGTAACTGTCTTAGAAGTAGAAGCAGCACTAGCTGTTACTGCAGTAGATAAAGTACCCTTTAAAGTACCTAATGGGTATTTCATATCCTTAACAGTTATATTACCAGTTATTAAAACTAAAGAATTAGCTGGCCAATTTTGACCAGTGGTATTAGTTCCAGTCTTAATAAAATCAGTTGCAAAAGTACCAGCTAAAACAACTGTCCAACTAGTTGCTGAATTTTTTGTAATAGAAATAGTAGTCGTACCATCAGTTGGAATAATTGTTGGAGCTATATAAAAACTACCACCAATATTAGCAATATTTGCATTAGTCCAGCTATTGGTATGCATTTCACCCTGGACATCTAATAATCCCACTACTGTAGCATTTTGAGCAGTTAAATCATCTACATCAAGTGTACCTATATCTGCATTGGTAGCAATCAGTTTATTAAATACTCCTTCTTCTGCACCAATGCGATTAGCTTTTAAAGCCTCAAACTGTGCAGTATTAATAAACCTACTTGGCCCATGCACAATTAAATCTTTTAAAACTGCCATTTATCCTTTTCCTCCCATGGATAGAAATAATTCTGTCCAATTCGATAGTATGGTTTGTCTTCCAAACCTAACTTCCATTGCATCCAATCAAGAAATGGAAGGGCGAAAATACTTATAAGCAACCACACACCAAAAAACAATATATTAATTTGATCACCTAACCAATGTATTGTTCCCCACATTCCTCGATAATCCCATATTGTAAAATCTCCATTGAAAATAATTCCGAAAAGAAATTCAAATGCAGTGCAACATAAAGCCGATACAAAAATTTGAATTCGGAAATCTGTATCAAATTTTAAGAGATTATTATTTACATTTGCCATTACTAATCCGCACAGACCGGCGCATAAGAACATCGTCCAATGTGAGTGCCCGCGCCAAAGTAGTTCAAGCATTATATATATTAAACCGCTTGTGACAAAAATCACTCCATACGGTATTACTTTCTTTTCCATTTAAGTCCTCCGTAGAAGGCGGCCGAGCGAACACGACCGCCATGTACGTTACATTTATTTTAATTGTTCAATTTCTTTATCTTTTAAATCGTAATATATACCAAGCACAGCTTCAAGAAGAACAACTAATACTTCCTTCTGCCATGAACCAACTTTACTCTCTGTATTCTTTAAAGCCTTCTCAAGCTTTTCAATTATAAAGTCATAATTTCTCATTACTCGTTTCCTCCTTCAGTTGACTCGGCGCCGTCTACGTTTTCTTCGGTGTTTTCTTCAACAATTGGCTCTACGTCTCCGAAATACTGTGCCTGAAGTTGTTCTGCAAGTTCCATAGCAGGTCCCATAATTGCTTCTGCACGTTCTGCCCATTCAGCTGGGAGTGGAGTATCGAAGTCAATAGCCATTGCTTCTTCTTTTGTAGTGCAAGAACGAACCCAGTTAAGTCTCATGTTGACTTCAGTTTGGATACGGGTACTGAAGAATTGAAGTGTGAAGTAAACCGCTAAAATGTCGCGGGCGTTGTAAAGTTCACAAGGCTCTGCATGGCCGTGATATGGGATAGAGATTGAAAGGTCTCCGAGTGCCTGGATTATGAAAATTGCGTTGAGCAGATTGGATTGGTCTTCCATATCATAGGTGAAGTTTTTAACTACGCCGTTGAGAAGAGTTACACCTGTACCTGCGAAGATTAACTGCTCACCCATTTCAGAAAATTTCTGAACTTTCCAAGCTTTATATTCATCAAGACTCATTCCTTCGACGTCGATTACTTTATTGACTTGTTCGTCAAGACGCTGAACTTGAGCGACGAGGTCGACTTTTGTAAGCGTAACTACGAGTTCATTGGCGAATCCGTTGAGTTGAGTTGAATAGTTGCGGCCGAGGTAGGAAATGGTTGAATAACCGTCGTACTCGGTGAAACGTGCAACTTCGTTGTCGTTCTCGTCGATAATTGAGATGAGTTGAATTGATTCGAGAATTCCACGGATGTAGGCTAAGTCGTCTGTTGCGAAGTGGAGCTCTGGATTGCCGCGGAAGGAATTCGCGTCCCAACTGAAGAGTTGAACGCGGTCAGTTGAATTGATTATTGCGAAATATTGTGCCATTGATTTTTCTCCTTTTGACTCCTAGATTTCATAGAATTGTTCCGCAGTTATATAATTATCTCCAATTTTAGCTTGTTTATTACCAGAGTTAGAAGATTTAATTGGTGTAACTACGAAATCTGTTATAGTTAAAGTGGCAGTACCATTAGAGTAATCAGAACGTACTCCAACACTTGAACCACTATAAGTATCTCTAAAGGCTGAACTTAAAGTAAAATATGTTTTATAAGTATATGTACCAGATGTTTTTGATAATACTTCAGTTTTTGGATTACGATGGGCATTTAATGCAACATTGATTGGATTACTACCAGCCCATTGCCATGCCGCGGCAGAAGTATTATAATTAGTTCCTTGAAACCATAAATTAAAAGTTCCAGCAGTATTTGATGTGTCAAAACCATTATACTTAATAGTTATAGTAACAGCAAAAGTATCACCCGCAGTATAGTCTGCAAACATTACTCGTCTATAGGCATCTGAAATACAAGAATTTGTTCCTGTTGATGGGGTGTATGTAGTTGTTTCTTGAGTATTAGTTTGAATTTGTTCTGCCCAAGATTCATAAAACACATCTGAATGCCATATACCTTTTTTATCTATATAAGGTTGTCCCATTAACTCCTCCTATTTATAAGTTGTATGTACTCAGCGCGCCGGTCCGCTAAATTCATCCACGGACCGCAGATGTTGTATGCACACTATCCGCGCGGCCGCATTGAGCGAAGCTCAACGGCGAAGCCGAAGGCGGAGCCGCATGTGTAGGTTAGACTTCGCTATGGACTGCGCCGTAGACATTACCGGATGAATCAATATATGCAGAATTTTGGTAGAGGGATTTGACGTCATCGGCGGATAGGGCGGTTGCATAAATGCGTGCATCACTTATTAATCCTTGATAATTTTGGCCACCGACACCATTCCAAGAACCTATATAGTAAGTTCCTACTGGCATTGCTTTTTTCTCTATAGTTTTTACTAATTCACCATTTACATAATATAATTCATTAATACCGTTATTAACTAAAGTGACCATATACCATTTTCCAAATTCAAAGCCAGTATATAAAGTTCCTCCACGAATAGAAGCCATATATAAAGATAAAGTTGTTGCTGTACCTGCACGAGTATCCATTTCAAATCCAGAAGGACCACCAAATAGAGTTTCATATCCCTTTGAACCGATAGCATCTTTTTTAAACCATATACTCATTGTAAAATTAGTTTGCCAAATATTAGCATCAAAAGGAATTACTAAAGTATTATCAGTACCATTATACTCTGTAGAAACAAAATATTTAGGAGTATCTGAATTAAAAGCAAATGTACCTATTCTTGTTCCATTATTGCAGAAACCCGAACAATCATATTCAGTTGTTCCGTTGAGGCCCATTGTAGTTGCAAGAGCATCTTCTACATGTGGACACCAAGGGGTTTCAATACTCCCTTCTTCTACTTTACAATTCTTCATCCATACATTAACTTCTCCAGTAGTAGTTTCTGTTAATACTGAACCATATACGAAACATCTAATTGCTGGATAATTATAGCCACTACTTGTTGCCGCAGCGGGAAAAGTAAATTTAGTAGTAATATGTACCCAAGTATTTGCAGCTAGTGTACCACTATGATTATTAATGTATTGTATTTGAATACCGCTTAAATTTCCATTACAACTTGTATTTGTAATACTATCACTATTTCGCGCGCCGACCCAAAAATGAGCTGGTACCATAGCACCTAAAGTAATTGATTTATCAAATTTTAAATCCATGGAATAAAAATAAGTTTTGCCAAATTCACAAGGCACTACTGTATTAGTTGTAATAGATGGGATGTATTTAGTATTAGAAATGTTATATTTATAATGTAAAGAACCATCTAATAATATTTCCATACCTGTAGCACTTCCATTAGATATCCATCCATATATGGTAGTACCAGAACCAATTACATTAGAACCACGTAATAAATTTTCTTGTCCCCATCCTCCTCTATTCAACGGATAATGAAGTACAAGTCCCTTTGCAAGTTCTTTAACTTCCATTGGAGAAAGACAGTGGTCATAGATTCGGGCATCGTTCTTTTTAATAATATGATTATTAGATAAAACAAAAGTTCCAGTAATAGTACCACTACCATTATAAGCACAAGTACCTATAGAAACTCCATTCATATATTTAGTAATTGTAGTTCCATCACTAGTTAAACAAAAATGTGCCCATTGATTATAATAACCGCCAGAAGGAGAAGCAATTGAGCCATTAGTAATTGCATAGCCAGTATTGTTATGCGTGCTATAACAAAAAATACCATTATTATAAGAAGCAGGACAAACTTCAATTCTTAAATTAGAACTACCATCATTAATACGAGCAATTTGAGTCCAGTTGGAAGTGACAGAACTTCCATTTACATATCCCCAAAAGCAAAATGACCAAATTTTACTAAAAGAATGATTAGTATTAATAGCAACTTCATTAGAAGAATTAAGACATTTACCTAACTTACCGCTGTTGTCTAAACTAATTGTCCCTGTTACACTTACATCAGAACTTAATCCTTGTTGCCTTGAATCTTTAACAAAAGGTAACCAAGCGATTAATGCCATACTATTTCCTCCTTTTCCTCCAAACTCCTTCGCGCTCGCGCGAGACATAAATTTTCCACTATTTAAATTATAGCACAATTCTATATATAAGTCAAATTCTACGTCAATTTCTCCAAAGAAAAAAGACGGACAAACTTGTCCGTCAATTCTCCTACTTAGTAAGTACAATCTTTGTCATTCCATTCTCTTCATAAAATTCATCAACACTATATCCCGAGAATACAGAATTCTGCTTTTCTCCTTCTATAATAAAAATAGAAGTAAATTCATTCTCAGTTAGTTTATCCATTGAAGAATTAACAAGTAACTCCACTACTGAAACTACTTCATCCTCAACTACATTCACATAGTGATGAAATTCACAAAGCTCATACTCATTTTGAAAGGTTTTAATATACATATCAGTTCCTCCTAGAAAATAAATTTAGTGAGAAGTACGTATACGTTAGTGTAGACGTAGTTCCACTTTGATAGGAGGTTCCTATATAGGGTTTATTTCGGAGGAATTATGTATCTCAACCTTACAATTATATTATATATGAAATTTTAAGAATTTTCAAATTTTAATATTGAAAATTTTATGCAAAAGTAAATACAAGTGCGTCTAAAGTAGCATTATAATTAATATTTGCTTTTTCAGTATAAGAAGTTTTATTTGTCACATTACCATAAGAAGTACCAGAACCAAATATTTTTGTTCCTAAAATACCCTCATTACCAGTTAAACCAACATAAGCACTATTTAAATAACCTGAATAATTACTTGAATCTAATAATCTACTCCAGCCACTCCAAGAAGTAGTTGCTCCACTTCTATGATAAATACCAGTATTGTTAAAGGCCAGTTCATGAGAGTTACCTCCACTTGAATCAGACCATCCCCGTAAGCCAACAAGATAAGAGTATGCATCAGTAGAAGGTGCGCCAATTGCACTATGATTCTTTAATCCTTGGAAAATTATTTTATTACTATAATCATTTGGAGTGGTTGCTATGGTGCGATTATCTGCTACAGTTGAAATTCTATCAGTTTTTGTAGTAATTGACCACCCTTTTGTACTACTAGCTGAACCAGTTGTATCACCAGTTAATGTCACTGACGCTGCTGAACTAAATGCTCCTGCAGTAGTCGCAGTCGTAGCAGATGTGGCAGTCACAGCATTACCAGACCAGGTACCACTTGTATCTAAAGTGGTATAACTAACAGTAATTTCACCATTTGCATTTTGAGCTAATGTATTTACCCACTTATTCGTAACTGCAGTCGGCGCCGTTACGGCTGTTTGTTTTGTTTTGTAATTGGATAGACTTTGATGGTCAGTTAAAACCTCTTTGCCATTACTATATAATTTAGTTGCATATAAATATCCATTTAAATTTAAACGAGTTGTCCCATTCGGTGCAGTAGTACCCGTATAAAACATTAACTTATCTGCTCGTGCAGTATATGGTGCATATGTAATTGCAGTACCGCTATTAGAACCATCTAATATATTGTCTACCGCTGTGGCAGTATTTGTATTTGTTGCTTTGATTGTAATAGTCGTACCACTATCTGTTAAAGTAATATTATCACCCGCTGCGAGAGTAAAAGTAGAAGTAGCTGCACTACCGGAAGAAGGGGTTAAAGTAGTTGTAAAGGTGTGGCTCGATAAAGCACCAGACAAAGAGTAAGTTGTATTATTATCTGTGGCCCAACTTGGAATTCCATTAGCTAACTTCAAAACTTGTCCATTATTACCTGCTTCTAAACGTACTGGTGTCCCGCTTGCAGACCAATAAATTATATCACCTGCTGCAGTACCGATTGATTTTTTAATATAAGTAGTATTAATTGGATTTCCATCACTATCATTAGTAGCATTATCTGTTGAACTCGGCGCTGCTGGCATTGTTAAAGTAATCGTTGTTGTACTTTTAATATGTCCCTGCGCATCATATGTAATACTAGGAATTTTAAAGGTACCACCAAATCCTAAAGTTCTGGTAGAACCTCCATCTGCTATAGTGCCCGCAGTAATTGAATTAGAGTGTTTAAATTGTTTACCATCTAATGTTAATCCGCTACCAGCAGTATAGGTCGTATCAGTGAATACTGCATCAGCTGGAACTGATTTTTGAATAGTAATAGCATTACCACTACTGTCTGTAATACCAACTGGTTTTCCTTGATTAGTCCCACTACTTGGGAAATAAACTGGTTGATATTGCGTACCCGCATATGAACTTAACTTCGTCGCGGTAGTTGCAGTTGTTGATTCTGTAGCAACAATTTCAACCGTCACATCTTCATAATTAGTACCTTTATAAACTCTTAATTTACCATTATTTGAACCAATGCCAGTAATTTGTGCCTCATTTAATACATTGCCAAGCCCTACATCTGATTTAGAAAGACTTAATAAACCTTTTACAACCGACGGAGAAATTGCACGTAATTCATAACCATTCCAAGCTGCCAGCCAAGAAGTAGTAGTTAATCCAGCTTTTGAATAGGCAAAAGTAGTATTCGTTCCATTGCCAGAATCTTTAACTGGTCCATCTAAAGTACCAGTTAAAGTAGTTGCATATACATTACTCCATTTATTTGAACTACTTCCTAAAGAATAAGTATTATTAGCATAAGGAGTAATACTTCTAAAAATAGGGTCATCTGCGCCACGAGACATATATGTTTCTCGTACTCCTGAAGAACCGTAAAAATATACACCTATTTGAGCAATACGTCTATCTGTTGAATTAAAATTAGAAAGGGTAAATCTAATTTTATTATAACCTCCACCAGCATTAGAGGCGCCAACAGGAGTATGTCCAAAAGTAACATATACATGTCCTGCTCCATTGTTGGTTGTATTATATTTTTGCGTCCATACATCATCTGTATAATTAGAATTCATTACTTCTATTTTGATAGATTTAGCTCTCCACGCTGCGGCACCAAAATCTATATAAATAGTATTAGTCCAAGGAAAAACCTTATGTAAATTAACTGTAATAACAAGAGTAGAATAAGTACTACTGCTTACTGAAACATAACTACCACTACCATCAAATGCATTTGTAAAATCATAATTAACAGTATTTCCATCATAAGTAGCTGAAACACTACCACCACGTTTTAATAAATGAGCAATATCATTGTGTATGAATGGGATGAGTGTAGGACTATTTTCTGGATGTATATTCACATATCCACCAGTAATTACATCTGCACTCAAGCTGTTAATTGTATGCGTATGGGTACCTGTTGCTGTAATATGACCTTGTGCATCATAAGTTATATAAGGCACAGCTAGAGTAGCTCCATTTGTCGCGCTTGATGTACCCGCAGTTCCTGCAGTAATTGAATTTGAATGGTTAAAAGTTGTACCACTTAAACTCAATCCAGTTCCCGCACTATAAGTTGTATTCTCCCACGGTACATTAACATACATCTTCTCACTAGACAACTGTACCGCATAATTTTTACCACTAGTTGTATATCCAATCTGTACACCACCGCGCGTACCATTCGCAGCCAATGGAAGCGTATACGTATAAGTACCAGCTGGTACTGCCCATTCGCCTTTATTATTAAGGAACTTAGTTGTATCTGAACCCAGCGCCGGGCCGTTTCCAATCGTATTCGCACCCGTAAACTTAGCTAAATATCCGCTTGTTCCAGAGCCCGTCACATTATTCGTAATTGAAGGAGTAACTGTCACATCAAAAGCAGTTGCATTTGAAGGCTTAACGGTAAATTTATTAGTTCCGCCCGTAAAAGTATAGGTTGTATCAGTAAACTTCGGACTCGCGCCGACTTCAACCCCATTAATCGTATTAGCTTGTAAGTTATTCGTAAACGAAGCCGCGCCATTGACAACCAAATCTCCAACAGTCAATTCATCCGCCGAAACAGATGAGCCAAACGATACGGCGCCAGTTACATTACCACCACTCAACTTCAAATAAGTCGTCTTAATCGTATTCCCATCTCCATCCGCAGTCGCGCGCGAAGCCGTACCAGAAAGGTTTCCTTCAAAAGTCGTTGCATGGAGTGTGCCGGCAGTCGTTGTAAGATAGACGTTTGAATCAAAATTCAACTTACCAGTTGACGTACCAGTTGTTGAAGTACCAGTAAGATAAATTTTTGTCGTATTCGCTTGAGAAGTATTTACATTCTCATCAGTAAATACCGCATTGGATGGAACTGATTTAGCAATTGTATATTCAAGTGCAGTCAATGTACCTCCAGTCATATAAATTGGAGTAGTTGAATTACCTATATCAGAATTGCTTGCTGTAATTGTACCACTAGATAAATAAATTGGCTTAGTCCCACTACCAACTGTAGAATTCGATTCTTGTACATAACCACTTGTATCTATATAAATTGGCTTTGTAGAACTACCTTTACCATAAGTATTATCTGAATTAATAATTTTTTGTGCTGTAGTTCCCGCACCACCCCCAATCGGAGTTGTAGAATCACCAATATAGAAGCCAGGTGCATGGACGTTACCAGAACCATCTATATAAAATTGATAATTCCATTGTGATGTTGCATACGTATCATCAATATCATATAAAAGTCTCTGTAATATGCCACTACTACTAGTAGTATCCTTCGAACTTCTAATATATACAAACTTATCTGTTGCAGAAGTTGGCGCATGTATACCGAAGTCCCAATATTTTGAATCAATTGTTGGATAGTTTAAAGTTGTATCACCGCTACTATACCAACCCGTATGTAAACGATTAGTCGCAAGACGCCAAGTAGATGAGTCTCCTAATTGAATAAAAGAACCTCCGTGACCAATCATCGTTGCATTAGTAGTCAAATTATAATCAGTATATTGACCAATTTCCCAATAGTTAGTAGAGTCAGCACCAATTTTCCCTTCGGTCGCTTCTACAGTACCATGAATATAGGCGCCGGCGGGTAAACCTGGCTCCAATCCTTGAGATACTCTAAAATAAGTTGTAATTATATCACCGTTAGTAAGATCAATTTTACTACCAGTAGTTGCAAACTTAGAATCATTTCCACGAACGTAATTTCCACTTTGTAATGTTCCATTTGCACCAATAGATAACTGCAAAGAATTTTCATTTACACCAGCCTGTGGATTATAAAAATTTAAAGCTGAGCCAGTTAAAGAAGCTAATTCAATCGTTCCATCTCTAATAGTTAAACCAGTACTTTGCATTACCAAATTCCCGCCACTTGGATTTGGCTTAAAAAGACGCTGGGGTATACTTGTGACATATGCACCAGCCTTTACTGCTTCACTATATTTCTCTGGTAAATTCCAAAAATATTGATTAGTATCATCAGCCAAACTAAAAGCACTTTGAGCACGATTATAAGCAGCTTTTGCAGCTTCATAAGATGAAGACAATGATGGGTCACTATAATCAAATGACCCATCGGTATAAACTGTTCTAACTGTTATATATAGACTTCTTGTATCTCCATTGGTATAACTTGGCTCAGTGGTTTGCCATCCACTATATCCATCTAACTCATATACAGTAGGAGGATTAGTGGTTGGTTTAACTGGAGTAGGAGCAATACTAGGCATTAAGAGATAAAAATAAGTTAACGATTCTATATCTCTAATCACCTTTAATGTTATTTGTCCTACTGCTCTTTTAACAATAGCCATTTTATTCTCCTATTCATTAGTCTCTAATACAACAAAATAAGTCTCCGTATTGGTTACATCATTAGCTCCTATATCAATATAAGAACGGTGAGAAGTATTAGTAACCTTTGTACCGCCATTATTAGGATCTCCCTTATACCATTCTAAATTACTAGGAATTTCTAATTCACTACCGTCCCCTTTATAAATATGAACAGTCAATCTTGTATTTACCCCAGTATTTTTAAAATACGTACCATTAGAAGAGTGTATATAATAAGAAATACCATCTGCTCCATCGGTACCATTTTGACCATCTTCTCCTAAATATTTAGTCCAATTATAAGCACTTGGATTAGTAGGGGCTTGACTAGAATTAGTAACCACTATACCAACATAAGGTCTACTATCATCTGGGTCTGCATTCATGTTAGTACCATTACTATCTTCTGCATACATAATATGCGTATATGAAGAAGTACCAGGTTCTCCAGAAGCTCCTTGCGCCGCCGCGCTTAAAGTAAATATCTTATTAATAACAATGTCTGTAGCTGGCTTTGGGTTAGTAGGGTCTCCTTCTACATATACTGGAATAGTAATCGTTGCCATTTCACCCGTAAAAGCACTTTGACTAGTACCACCATAAACAGTTATTGTTACTGGAGACACGTTCCCTGTAGCCACGGCCGCGGTAATGCGGCCTTGACTAGTAATATCTGTACCACTTGCATTTTTAACTATACAAGTACCAATTTTTGCTCCACCAGGAATTGCATCAGTACCCTGCAGAGCCGTTACATTAATTGAAAATTGAGTACTACTATTTATAGCTTTATAATTTTCATCAGCCGGAAAACTACCAGAATCTTGGTCTAATGAAACTGTATAACCATCAGTAAGGTCAATGATTGAAATTTGACCCAAGGCTTTAGTTATCGTTGCCATTTAAAACCTCCTTAATTGTCTACTGTTTTTATTTCACATTGAAATACCACTTTTATATCTACTTTGTCAGGAGTTAAAGTCAATGTAAAGCCTCCGTTAGATAACATGCTATCATCAACAGAAATTTCATGGAAAGTACTATCTCCCATACGTTTCCAATACCATTGTAGATAAGCGGTATTTCCAAAAATTTGTTTTAAATCTACAATGTTATTAATAATTATTGCCCCTTTAAAAACAGTAACTTGTAAAGTAGTTGAAACATTGTTATTTTTAAAAGTATTACCATTAGAACTATCTATAAACAATGTAACAGCATCTTCTCCTGCTGGTCCTTGAGGCCCAGCGGGTCCAGGTACTCCTCCCTCATTAGAAATATAATAACCATTTTCATCTGGTAAGTATTCTATATTACCATTACCATATTTTATATAAGTTCTTTGCCATAAAAAATATCCATCTTCTACTTCATAAGGGGTATCACTCCAATCTTCTTCTAAAGTATTTGTATCTCTATCTAAAGACAAAGTATATTGTATCTTTTGGTCAACAATTGTATGACCTAAATCAATCGTTATGTCACTATCATCAGGTAAAATCTCAAAACTTTTAGCTACTACTCGTAATTGAGAATTGCCATATTCATCTTTATAAAAAGCGATATACTGTTTATCGTCACCAATATACATATTATTAGTATAAATACCTTGAGTATTTTCCATATATGCTTCATATAAAGGACCGGCTTGAATATTATATATATTACGAGAAGGTAAAGTTCCTAAAATTCCTTTATATTTATAAGATACCTTCGGGTCTTGATTTTCATGTATTACAGTTTCGAATAAACTGATGGCGCGCGGTGGTAAATTTATAAATCCATCAGAACTATTAATTCCAATTCCATAATTAGCAGTACCAGCCTTGTTACCCATATCAATTAATGAGCCACCAGCTATTTCTTCTAAAGGAATTCCATCTTGTAATATCGCTGCCGCGCCTTGTAAAGTTATTTTATTACCAGTAATATTAGTAACAGGATATATATGTACTAATCCATAACTAGATACATTAGTCTCTCCACTTATATCTTTATTATAATTACTAATCTTACACCAAGCACCAACTTTAAACATGGCTGCTTTTTCAACAGTAAAAATTAAATCATTACCATTTTTCTCTACATCGCGCACGGCACTCGATGGTCTAAACAGAAATGCACCACCAACAGCTTGAATTTCTTCATATTCAAAAACGCTTGTTTTAATCGAACCTCTAACAGTTACATTGTTAAAAGTCGCACTACCATCAGTATCTGAAATTATAAAAGGTGGCACGTTTACACTAGGATCAACAGGTGTCTTACCTAATTCATTAGGATATGTTGAATAGATACCTTTATTTGGTTCAAAGATTATATACTTCATCTTCAAACGCTGATTATCTACTTCCATTCCACCGATATGACCAGAATTCGCAGTAATTTTACCAGTAATCTCTAAATTACCATCATCACCTGTTCGTAAAACTGTATCACCAGCATTATTTTTAATCCTAATTCCATAAAGCGTCGGCGCACCAACACCTTCATTCGGATTCGTAGTTATCTGCCCATTTGCATCTAACCACTCAAGCGCACCAATTTTAATTTTTTCACTTCCGCCACTTTGTAAAACTTGGAAGTCATTGTCAGATGTGATACTTACTTGGCCGCCACCTTCGTATGAATTCTTAATAAAGAATCCATCCCAAGTAACAGCGAAATGAGCTTTATTCTTTACATCATCAAGCGATTGAGCTTTAAAGCTTCCATCATTCTTAATTCCATAAAGTCCATATTCATCATAGCGTACATAGGTCCTTAAATCATAAATAGTTTCATCGCCACCCTGACCATCAGACTTATACGCACTAATACCTGATTTATCCCAACGGAAACTTGGATTTGAATCACTTCCAATAACTACTTGGTCAGTATTTAACATTCCAGTATATACTGTACCAATATTAATTCCGCGCCCGTCGATTGCAGTTGCCCAACTAGCACCGCCGTCGGAAGAAATTCTAATTCCCTCACTATTAATTATAACAAAATTTTGTGTATTGTTCAAATTATGAACTTGAATTCTGTCACCATCAATAGTAATTGAACCATCACTAGTTAAGTTGTATTTCTGTCCAGCAAGTTGATTCAGCGATTGTAAAAGTACATTCTGGTTAATTGTACCATTAGCATCCATTAGTGAACTAATCTTAGCATAGGTAGCTTCATTATACTGTACAGTTTGTACTGCTGCATTAACTCTTTGGAAGAAATCTTCAAATCTAGTCTTATAATTCTGAACTGTAATTATATTTTGGTCTGGCTCATCTAAGTGCCATTCAATCTCTGATACAATTACCTCTTCGCGCGCCGGTGTAAGTATTCCATTAATACTAGCCCAACCAAAGAATTCGGTATCTTCAATATATGTTTTATCACCCGCATCAAATAGATATGGTTCATAACCTTCTAATTGACTAATTTCAACTACATTAATTGTATATGAAATTGCAGGTTGTGCTGAAGTATTACTTACTTGTAATGCATCGAGATAGTATAGCTCGGAATCAATGTAATCTGTTGAATTCCAAGTTCCTTCTTGAATAAAACGACTGTATTTATTATTAAAAGACTTAACTAACTCTTGCTTTTCTTCAAGCAAATCATCTATTTCATCTTCAACACCAATTGCTTCAGTTTGACTTACTATTTTAATTGTCTGTGGACTTTTTGTTACTGTATAGCTTTCTTGTGCTGGTTCTAATTTAAATCCTTCTGGTATAGAAGTAAAAGTTAAAACCGTTTCATTAGTAGTAATATCAAAATATCTTTTACTAATTGTAGATTCTTCAACTACTGAATCTCCAAGCTTAAATTGAAGTCCAGGCAAAAAATCGTTAAGGTCTATAATTACATGGTTTTCTTCATCAGCATCGACTAATGAATAAACCTTAACTTTATAATTTTCAGACCCACGCAATTGCTTTCTTACTTTCCAATATTCTTGTTCTATGTTTGAAAGAATACCGGAATAGTTATTGATAGTCGCAGAGCTTGCATAGAGTTGACCAAGTGTATCAATAACTGTTTCTTCTTCAAATAAAGAAGTTCTATCATCCTCAGTATCCTCAGTATCTTCTGAAGGCTCACTTGGCTCTGGCGCATTTAATTGTGCATTGTACCATTCTTTATAATCTTCATAGGTTTGGTCAGTTAAGTATTCGAAGTCTTCTAGTGCTTGAGTCTGTGCATCTTGTGCAGAATCAATAAGCTCACTAAATACATTACGTTTACTTCCTAAACTAGTTAGCGCTGCTTCTAAATCTCTGCGAACTTTTTCTTTACCTTGAATTTGTTGATTTATAGCTTTAACTGCTTCAACAAAATTCGTTCTATCTTCATCAACCTCATCTCTATCTAATAGACCTTGATTATAGTAGTAATCAAAGTTTAAAATATACGATTCTCCACTTGGATTTGAAGGTGCATTTGCAATGGATACATAACCTTCATCCACATATTCAGATTGAGATTGGTCAACAATCAATTTAGTAACAATTTCATCAGAGTTAATATTACGTTCAATTGAATCTATATTAACTCCATATTTAAAGCCAGCCCAATTATCTTTGCCAGCATATTCTTTAAGATATACAAACTTGTGAGGCCCGTTTTCATCTACGACGATGGCGCCGGTGTCATCATGGTCAACTACAAGGTCAATCCAACACTCAAAAGTTTCTGCAATTGTTTGTAATACGTTGAAACAGTTGGATTGAGAAATACTAATTGAAAGATATTTTTCAGAGCCTTCGTTATAAACTGGTACAACTTTTTCAGAAGTATTCAAAGCATTCTGTAGCTCTTCGATTGATGTATATGTTTCTACGTCTTCAGCGGCCGTGCCATCAGAAGGCTTTAAATAATAATACTCAGTTGGTTTTGATGTGGCAGTAGGTACATTACCAAGTAAAATCGGCTTATCATCACCATCGCGCACACAACGAGTAAACTGTATATCTTGAATATAAACAGGAGTATCTTCAGAAGTGGTATAGATGAATATACCATAGTTCTGAGTTGGGTCGGTCAAAACTGCATTTGTAAGTGACTTTCTTGCTTTGCCAGTTAGATAGAAATAAGGGAGATAATTGTCATCTTTAACATTAAATCTACCTGTCTTTCCATCCCAATAGTATAATTTATCTCCGTCTTTGTAAAGATACTTAGTTGATAAATTCTGAGCGACATCATCAATTACATAGTTCTGAGTAGTAACCTCATCCTCAGTAACTGTTTCTATATGTCCACCTTCAACGATGTTGTTATACTCAGTTGGTGCCCCTTCGATTTGAAGTACAATATCGCTTGTATCTATATGATAGTAATATCTACCCCAGCGTTGTGGAGTATCACGAGTATATTTAGCTACAAGTAAACCAAGTGTTTGAACTGACTCTAGCGCATCAATATCACCTTTGCCTGCGCGCCATCTGAATACAAACTCATCACCTTGAGAGATTGAATTGATGAATGAAGTATTACCTTGAAAACCATCGTTGAAAATTGCATTTCTATAGTCATTAGTTAGAGGACCTATAAAGTTAACTTTCAAAAACCCTTCAATTTGTGAAAGAAGGGTTAAGTCAGCCAATTCTTTACCTTCAGCTAGCTCAGGCTTCGTAATCAATTCTAATTTTTTAATTGCGTCAGGGTCTGAACTATCGACGTATGGATTCCAACCTTGAAGTGTTCCATCTTCTAAAGCATTGAAGTTATCTCCATTAGCCATGAAGTTCATTACTACATTAGAAGTTGTATAGGTGTAATCTGTATATCTGTAAATGTCTCGGTCGCCCATTTTAAATTGGTCAACTGTACGTTGCATTACAGGGTCATAGGTTGTGAGCTGATTATAAGCTAAACGATTAGCTTGATAACGTTTTTCAACTTCACTAAAAGTAATTATTGGATTATCATTTAAATAGAATCCATTATCTTTATAGGTTAACTCAGTCATAATACGGAAATTTGTATCCGTAATTACGTTCTTATCATCAATTGTATACTGTCTATTCTCATCTCGAATGATAAACTGAACATATTTTCCATTCTTATTTTTAACATAGCTATAAAATAGATAAATTGATGACCCTGGCGCCGGAACTGTATCAGAATTACCTGTCGCATTGATAATTTCAATATTAGTAGTAGAAGTTAATGTTGCTTTATAAATTGGTTCTTCTACCAATTGTTTAAATGGGTCAACCCCACCGAGCTTCCAATCTGTATCAACTAATGTTTTTCCAGCTAATTCAAATGCAGTACCTTGATTATTATTTAAATCTGCACTAAACTCTAAATTATATCCATTCTTTGAAAGTTCTAATACAAATGCATCTGTACAAGTATAAGTCCAAGTATATTCTTCACTTGCTTCTGTATGGTCTTTTACAATGAACTCATACCATTTACCATCATATTTAAGTTTAACCTTACGTTCATTAACTAACAAGGCCGCGAATGGATTTACGACCTCTTCGTTTCCACTATAAGGGTCAAAATATTTATATTTTAAAGAGAAAGATAAGGTTTTTTCTCCATTAGCTTTCTTATTAAAAACTGGGTTATAGACTTTATTTGGCCCTGTCATTGTATCAGAACCAATAACTGCTATTTTATGTTCTGTAAATTTTTTTTCGTCTCCGTCTTGGGTGAGTTTATCTTCCCAAACGGAAATTTCATATGGCTTTTTTAATAGCTCACCCATTTGTGCCTCCTAGAAGTATAAATAATCGTAAAAAATTTGCGGAGTTGATGTGAGATTAGTGATTTGAATTTGAGCATTGTCGGTTTTAAGGTTAGGTTGAAGCTTAAAGAAATAACCACTTTCTATATAACCATTATAAAGATTACCTGTAGTTTTATAAGTTGGATTACCATTTGAATCTACAGACATATCTTTAACACCAACAATTAAACAAGAATTAGTATCAATTAAAATGCCCTCATCACCAGTCACTAAATTAAAAGGTTTAATTATCAATGAAGCGGTTTCAGATTGATTACTGGCGCCTGCATTGTAAGTTAAAGTAGTTGTATCAGCCAAACCTGAAGGTATATACAACCTAAATCCAGTAGGCACATCACCAGCATTGTATACGTTGATGGCGCCGGCGCTGTATACGTCTATCTCTCCACTTTCACGCTCATTACGCGATAAAATTCCACTAGAAACAGCCCAATCTGCACTTCCTTCATAATATTTTCCTGACTCTGGAAGAACTTTAAAATTAGATTTCGCAAACGGGAAATATGCAACGAAACTTATTTTACCCTCACCTTTATAGATGCGTCTAGTAGTTCCGCTATATTCCTTAAACTCATAATCTCTGCCACCAATACCTTTTACATAGGTAACAGATTCTGAGCCTGCTTCACGATGCTCCTCTATTTTCCTCCAATTATAGTCTTGTTCGTCAAAACAAATATATGAAAGTTCAATTGGGCTTTCGATTTTTGCTATATATTTTTTATATGGACGTTCTGAGAAAATAAGTTCTCCTTGACGTTTACGTCCATATAATTGTCTTAATCGTCTAAATTGTTCCTCTGTCATGGAGTCAAAAGCGAATGAAATCTCAAAGGTACGTGTTCCATAAGTAGTACCAAAATAATACTCTCCATCCATGCCAGGAACTTCAACAGTTACATCTTTAATTTCTGGAGTTAACTCTTCATCAAATCTATCACCGTCACTTGTACGAACGATATTGAGGTCAGAAGAATCTACGCCTGCGAAACTAAAGCTTAAAAAGTCTCCTTTCATCCCCATTTTAATTTCTCCTTTTGGTCAATAAAAAACCACTTA